TAAATATAGCCATTGTAGCTCCTACGAAAACAAAAGAAAGGGAGAAGAATAAAGAAAGGGGGACTCCGAAGAATCCCCCAGTTTAGCTTATACTACAGCTAGGGTGAAGCCTGCTTCTGGACGCATTACTTGACAACCGTAAAGCGTATCAGCAGTGTACAGGGTTCCTAGGAATTCCTGCTTGTACTGAGTCTGAGAACGTACAGCCTGCTGCTCTGCAAGAACGTTGGTGTCCTTGTGGATCAACTGAGCGCCACGGATGGAAGCACCACCAGTAGTGTCAATGACAGGTACGTTAGTAGAAACATATACGTCAACGCCGTACAGGTTACCAATCTTGCCAGTCTCTACGCCTTTGCCATTAACAAAGTCAGTAGAAGTGTAGCGATCAATACCCATGATAGCGTTACGCAGTGAGGGTGGTACAACGAAGCTACGACCGTCCATAGGAACGTCTGCATCGTCCATCTTCTGAATCAGCGCACGGAACGCAGCGTCAGAGAATGCACCAATGTCAGCAGCACCGTCAGCGTCAAATGCTTCAAGAGCGCCAGAGGTAGTGTTGATCTGGAAAGAACCAGAGTTAACGTAGCTAGAACCATCGCCATCGCCGAAAGACTTAGCCAGCTCAAACAGATCGTTGTCAACCTGCTTGGCCAGACCGTAGCCAGCGTCGCCAGTATAGAACTGACGCAGAGAAGCGAGAGCCTGTACTTCGGTGATGTCTTCAATCAGACGAGAGAACTCAAAGTGCTTGTTGATGTTGATCAGGACTTCTGACTCAACAGAGTTCTGGATAGTTACGGCAGTCTCTGCAACTTTAGCGTGAGCTGAACCACGAGTAGGCTTAGGAACGTGAATGGTATCACCTTTCTTGCCAGTCATGCTCATCTTCTTGATGAGGTTAGCCATTACAAGATTGCTCTTGTACGCAGCAATTACTTCGTCACTCCAGATTTCTGGGATAAACTTAGCGGCGCTAGTGTTGTCTACTGCTCCGCCCATGTTGGGATATACTGATGTAGCCATGATAATACTTCCTTAAAGAGATTTAGTTTCTGACTCTCCCTTCTTGGTATGCTTGCATGATCTCGTCAGACAAAGACAAATACCTATCAGGGTCGGTCTGCATTAGTTTAATAATGTCTGAGCGTCTATAAACTTTACGACTTGCTGCTTCACCGCTGCCTTTAGCATTACCTGCTGAGGCGTTCTTAACTGCGGTTTTACGACTAGCCTTCTCATTAGCTACAGTCTGTCCTACTACCTGTTGACGTTCTTTCCACGTAGTGAAGAGTTCATCAGCAGCTTCGTAATCGTACTGCGTGTCTGCCTGTGCAAAGAGCTGTGTACGAATCTTTGATCCCTTAATCCACTCAACAAACTTACCATCTTGTAGAATCTCTTGCATGTCAGGATGACGTTGTTGCAAGTGAGACTGCGCTGTTTGCTTCTTGTACTGCTGAGTTTGTGCTTCAGCAGCTTTAATTGAAGGGTGATTCTTAATAGCTCTCTCGACTGCCTTGTCGGGATCAGAGAAAAAGTCTATATCTTCTTCAGGTTCTTGGGTTGCTGGGGTGTTGGTGTCGAGTTGTGTCTGTATGTAGTTGTCTACTACTGACCGAAGTTCCCCTACCTCTGAGCTTTGACGACCTAAAAGCTTCTCAGCTTCTTGGTGCATCCTTACTATCTCTGCGGTAGACTTCCCTTGATACTTCTCAGGGATTTCATCTTCTTCTTGAGGAGTCTCCTCTACTTGAGGTTCCTCTTGAATTTGAGTTACTTCTTCTTCTTGTTCAGTTTCAACGTCTTCAGGTGGACGCTCGTCTATTAGTGTTGCCATTATTAAACTCCGTGAGTATTCTCATTATGGAGGTGTATTATGCAAGGCTTCGGTTAAGAGTTGGCCTTGCGCTCTTGCTGTAGTTTCTGTGCTCTGTTNTTTTCCCACTGTCTAGTAGCACCCATAAAATCGCCAGATAGCGGGTCTAACTTACTTCGCACAGCACTTACAATTCTTCTTGCAATCTTATCGCAGTCTAAGCAGGGGATGTGAGTACACTCTGAATCTGTGTAGCGTTCATTCGTGTGTCCATCCTCGCAGCGATACTCGTAGATAGCCTTCATTAGGCAACTTCTTCTACGTCTTCCTCTTGCATTGCTTGCTCTTCTGCTGCGTCAATTTGAGCTTCTAGGTTCAGCAGGTTAGCTATGATAGAAAGTTGGCCTTTACGGAAGTGAAGGTCTTCATTATCTTTTGCAGCTTCTACTGAGTTGATAACCATCGCATTAGACTTAAGGTCTTCCATCAGCTGCTTCCAGCCTTCTGTTCCAAACATATCTCTAATGTTACGGTAATATAGCTCAAGTTCTTTGTCAATCATACTGTTTCTCCTATTAGGACAGCGTTGTTTTAGTTAGTCTTACCTTGTTATTATAGCATAAAAGTATAAGAAAGTCAAGCTTTATTTGTTTTTTTACTTGACTTTTGTATAGATTTGCTGTATATGGCGTCCCAGTTAGATGCAAACTTCTTTTGATCTGTCTTCCTCTGGGCACTTCCCTTGCCACCGTGTGTCTGACCTTTCATCGTTTCTTACCTTTATGGAGGCCGTGCTTGGCGTGTTGCTTGCCCTTAGCGGTTGCTGCTTTCTTCTTTACATTAGCAGCGGCTAGTTTCTTCTTACCTGCTGCTGTGGACTTTAACTTACTAATAGTCTTAGAAGGTGCGTATACTTCGCCAGTCTCTGAAGACTTCTTACCGCTAGGTGTACGCCACTTCTGTTTAGTCCACTTCTTTAAAGACTTCTGTGATTCTTTTAGAGCCATTACTTATAGCCTCCGCCTTTTGCCTTGTACTCCTTGGCTAACATCTGAGCTTTCCTAGCAGACCATTGACCAGCGTTACCACCTTTAGTTCCTGCTTTGATCTTGTTAAACAAGTTCTTTCGCATAGTGGGCTTAGTGTAGTTCCCTGCTTTGTTTACTGTAGACTTCTTGGCTGGCATGTTACTTACCTTTTTTAACTGGCTTCTTCTTAGGCTTTACTGCTTCTTTCTTCTTAGGTGGACGACCTACTTTACTACCGTATGTACCTTTACCGTATGGCATAGTATTCTCCTGTTATTACCACTTAGATTTATTGGCCCAGTAGGCCGCTGACATTTTACCTTTGGCAATGTTCTTGCCGTGTCGTGCTTTAAAACTAGCACGTTTAGCTTTCATACGAGCAGATTCACCCGCCTTGGGTTTACCTGCTGTGCTTGCCCCCTGTTCTCCATACCTAATCGTCTTGACTTTGTCACCTTCTTTTGCCACGACAACATGGCTTTTCTTTGGGTGGTTGGGGGTACGCTTCGGCTTATTGTATCCACTTACGCCAGCCCTAGCTAGTCTTGGGTCTTTTTTTACTGGCATTCTTAGCCTCCATTTGTTTCTCAAGTTGTGCAATCTTCTTAAATAGTTCCTCAAACTTTACATTTACTTGAGATACTACATTTTCTAAATCTTTATTGCTGACCATTAGGCATCATTCCTTGTAATTGTGGTGCTTGAGGTGCAGGGGCTGGAGCTGTTTGTTGAGCAACATTACCTTCTTTAACAGCTACTTCTCTTTCTTTAAGTAGTTGCTTAGAGATTTCCAAACGCTTTTGAAACTCTTTATCGTCTGCATCACCCTTGGTTAGATTAGTAGTTACAGCCTTGATGCGGTCAATCTCCAGTTCCTGCGGTATAGCCTGTGCTTCCACTACAATCTTCTGCGCTCTCGCTTGTGACTCCTGAGCTTGTCCCTGTAAGGCTGCAGTTTGTGAAGCTTGGAACTGCAACTGAGCTTGCTGTGCTTGCTGTGCAGCCTGCTGTGCTTCTGGATTAGGCTGGTTAGCCTGCTCAAGAGTAGCAATAAGCTCTTCACGGTTAGACAGGTTCATGTTGTCAATGATAGACATAACCAGCTTAGGATACATTGGCGTGTCTGGTGACATAGTTTGTAGCAGCTGGACAAGCTGTGTTACTTCGTACTCACGAGCAATGATACCTAGTGAGCTAGAGGTGTGGAACTTGTAGTCAGAAACTGGATACAGCTCAGGTTCAAACTGCATATAACGCCAAGCTGCCTTAGTCACAAAAGGAATAAGGAATGCTTCTTGGAAGTTAATCAGTGTACGCTTGTGACGCTTGATGATAGCGCCTAGTGACATAGATACACCAGCAGCAGTAGCATCACCGTTGATAGAGCCAGAGATACCAGCACTGTCAATAGCGCCTGTAGCTGTCTGTACCATAGTCTGTAGCGACTGAGCCTGTGCAAAGGTAATCTGGTTAACATTACCAAAGTTAAAGGGCTGTAGAATCTCAGCAGGGTTACCGTTGGTTAGGATGGTCTTACCGGGCTGTATAGAGGGCTTGGCACCACGAGGCATACGACTAGCGTCCATAGCCATCATTGGGTGTATAGTCAGTGCTAGAGCGTCGATACGAGCGCGTAGTTCTGTGTCTAACGCCTTTTGACTGTTGTAGCCTTTCTCGCATACTCCTCGACCCCAGAAGCGGCTAGGAACGACATCCCATGGGAATGCTACGACAGGACGGTCTTCCATCATGTACGGGTTCTTAGATGCCTTTAGCAAGACACCGCCGTTAGCAATAACAACAACAGCCTCTACATAATAGGAATCATCTTCTTCGTCGCCAAGCTCTACAACTTCTTCTTCTGAGTCTGGTTCTTCCAGTGACTTGTCTAGCAGGTGGCGAGGAACAAGGCCGTAGTATTTAGTTAGTCTAACTTTGTCATCTTCAAACTGACTAAGCTCTTGGTCTGGTTCAATGTCAAAGTCTGTAGATGCCAACTCTAAAGGTATATCACGGTAGACACCTCTT